GGGATTTGTTAGATTTTTCAGTCGCGATACGCATACGATATATGTACCTAAATTAACAATGTACTTTGATAACAGTGCATTTACAACAGGATCGCTTACTGCCGCTAATCTTGAGTCATATACAGTTTACACTAAAACAAAACCACAATATAAAGATACTGAAGTGGCTCGTATCAGAATTTATGCAAGAGATAAATTTCCACAAAAATCTCCGACAAATTTATTTCCTATAGAAACAGTTAAATATTTACCTACTACTACGTATTATGCGGTGTATGATGCTCAAACTGACGAAGCTATAATTCCGTATGATGATATTTATAATAAAGTAAGTTGCGATAGTACCAGCAATTACGTCTATCTAGATATGAACAATTTTATGCCGGAACGATATTATCGTTTAGAATTAAAAATTAAAGACGGATTCATGGAACACTACATCGACGACCAAATTTATTTTAAAGTAGTTAGATAATGTCAGATTTGAACTTAAATATTTTACCGAAAACACTTGATCCAATTCAATTGGAACAACAAGCCCGATACAGAACATTAGGATTGACATACATATCAAATAATGATAGTATCATACCTCGCGATGCAGCAGGAAATATCATTATGCAAGAAGGTTCTGATACAAATCCGTTATTAATTATAGATCCGGTAACGGAACAAATAACTACTAAATCTGCTTTGCGAGTATTAGATACTGCATTTCAATATTATAAATTTCCGGTTACAGTTAATGTTACCAGTTCAATATCAAATTTGGATTTAACTTTAGATCCTATAGATTCAGTTTATGCTAGATATAAACCATCTGAAAACCGTAAAATTTTATCAACGCCGGTGTTTTCTGGCATATTAATGGATGAGGTAGTTGAAGGTCAAATACAAACTAATATTAATACATACTATATTACAAAAGAAATAAAAGAAAGCGGAACCAATTTACGTTTCCGTATTAAGATTAATCACAGATATGATGCGCCATTAGTAACTTCCGGTGGAAGTCGAGTTGGATTTTCGATTATGAAACAAGGACCTGATACTGAATTAAATCGACAATTTAAAGGTCCATTTTTACCGGTAGGCAATCGCGGAACTGGTGGTATTGTAGAACCATACGAAGTACTAAGTACGGTAATTGACGTTATTATTTCTAATAATGAATTTAATATAGGTGACATTTTTAACATCGGAGCAAACGCAGATCAGAATAGTGAATTTATATATCATACAATTAACGCAGAACAAACATATTGGGTAATAACAGATGCATCCAAAAATGTAAATTTGTGGAATCAGGAAATAACTAATGATAACACAATATAAAAATATCGACCAAATCAAAAATTCAACTAAATCAGTTGCTGCATCTCGTATATCTAAATCACGTACTGAATTTTTTAGTTATGATGCAGAAAAACGAATTTTTCCGGTACCAGAAATTGTAAACCAATTGGTTGATAATAAAATTGAGCTTCATGTATATTCAGGTGACGCTTGGTTAACTGGTAATCATAGTGTTACACAACAAACAAAAATACCAGAATATCGCGATAAACAAACAAACCAATTAATTACATTTCCATGGAAACCAGTTGCAATTGATCTTTATGATGAATTTAATAAATTAAAACTTACTGCTGGAAATTTTAAAATTGTAGTTAACTTCTTTAAGAATTTAATTGGTAGTTATGAACAACAACATTTACGTATCGATGAAATATCTCCAGACAGAACTGAAATACGTTTACGTGCAATCGACGATACAAATCCAGAGTTTTTAACTCAGATTACAAAATATATTCAAACCGTGCGACCTACTTCAAGTAGATTTCATAAAACTTATTTATTAAATTTTAGCAGAAATCAAAATGCAGTAGTTGTTAATACGGTTGTAATCGGAGATTACGTATATGTTAAATTATATGAGCCATTATTAGATACATTTGATGTTAACTTTAAGTGTTGGATTGTTGAAGAATTAAAATCGGCATACATTGACAATGTTTCGATAGCTCCTATAACTATTACATCGAAAACTAAAAATTTAGCTAATCCAAATTGGTCTGCAAATTCAATTTACAATGTATCTGCAGAAACTGGATTACAAACTTGGAATGATTTATTAGGTTCATCAGTACAAACATCACAACAAATTGTTGATACGTATTTTTCTGGCAGTTTATCTGGTATAAAATTGAATATTGATTATTCTGATTTCAATAACTTTGTATTTTATAGTTCAGCAACAGAACGTTTAGAAAATTTCAAATATAAATTAGAATTATTAGAATATTATACATCACAAAGTATAATAGTTTCACAAATATCTGGTAGTGTTGCTACAACAAATGCTACGGATTATGAATCAAACAAAACCAATTTAATTAGTGGCTTTGATGCATTTGAGAAATATTTATATTACGAGTCATCTTCGAAGTTAACATCGAATCCAATTCCAAATGAATATGCAATTGTAGCTGCGGTTACCGGCAGTTATATTTCGCCAACTCCTAAAGTAAACACTACGATACCATATACGTTAGCTAGCACAACTAGTTCTATATTTACAACTTGGTATAATAATGTATACGCATCAGCATCGTTGTATGATACATTAAATTACAATGCATTAGTGTATGCAATTCCGGAATATATTCGTTTTGATGCATCAAATGAAGGTATGTTATCTTTTGTTAACATGTTAGGACATCATTACGACATACTTTATACGTATATTAATCATATGTCCCAAATTAATAAACGCGAAGAAAATCCTAAATTAGGAATGCCAAATGAATTATTGTATTCAGTGGCTAAACAGTTTGGATGGAATTTATCGGATGGAAATCAATATCAAGATTTATGGAAATACGTATTAGGTACCGGGGAAACGGGTAGTCCGCTTACAGGGTCAAATTACGTTTCTAACACATCGATGCCCGGACGAGAGATGACATATACCGTGTGGAGACGTATTGTTAATAACTTACCGTTATTATTAAAAAGTAAAGGTACGAAACGAAGTGTACAAGCCTTGTTATCTTGTTATGGTATTCCACAATCAATAATTTCAATTAATGAATATGGTGGACCTCGAATAGATAGAGCTCCTATATACGAAAAATTGAATTTCGATTATGCACTTGATTTAATAACTAGTACTTCTGGTTCGGTATCAATTGACTATACTACCCCGATTAACGCATTTGAGCTACGTTTCCGACTAGATAACGTGGTAACCAATCCACTAATTCCAACTACCATGAATCTTGTTACAGTTGGAGGTAATACAGTAACAATTAATTTCGTTAGTGGTAATAAAGGTGTATTAACAATTAATGGAAACCCAACACAACCGATTGAAATATTTGATGGTGAATGGTCGTCAATGTTGTTACGTAATAACGGCTTAAACTGTGATTTAATAGTTAAGCGGTCAAAATATGGTAAAATTATTGCAGCAGTATCAGCATCTGACATAAGTTCTTTTTCTACAGGTAGTGGCAATGTATTAATTGGCGGGTCTTTTGGCGGTAGTAGATTTGTAGGACAACTGCAAGAACTTCGTTTATGGTCTTCTAGTTTACAAGATGCCGCATTTAACAATCACGTTAAAGCACCTGCTGCGTATAACGGTAATGTTGATGCGTACTCTGAATTATTATTTAGATTACCATTAACTCAAAAAATAAATCATAGTGTTACTGGCAGTATGTATGGTGTACAACCCATATCATCTAGCATATCTGCATCATTTACGAGTTGGACTTTGGCAACGCCATATGATTCAATTGAAGAAACATATTATTATGATGCACCGTCTATAGGTGCGGGTACATATGATGACAACAAAGTACGTATCGAATCTAACAATTTAATTGGAACATTGGATGTTAAAACTCGTGCTGAACGTAGTCAATTTGATACTGCTCCGTTAGACAGTAAAAAATTAGGTGTATATTTTTCTCCGCAAACAATGATTGATGAAGATATTATTGCACAATTAGGATTCGCTGATTTAGATCAATATATTGGCGATCCGGGTGAAACAGATTCGAATTCGTATCCGAGATTAATTCAAATGGCACAATCATATTGGAAAAAATACGAAACGAGCAATAATTTTAATGCGTATATCAACATGTTTACATTGTTTGATTTATCATTTTTCAAACAATTAGAACAAATATTGCCAGCACGTGCTGATAAATTAACAGGTATATTGATTCAACCAAATTTGTTAGAACGAAGCAAAGCTAAAATATTACCAACAGTTAAACGATTTGATTCTAGTTATTCAGTAACTATTACAGAAACACAACCAACAGCATCAGGTGACTATTTGCAATATCTAGGTGGTATCGATGGAAATATTTTATCAATATCAGGTATAGATGACGACCAATGGCAAATGTATTTAACATCATCTCAAGCTAAAAAATATGACGGAACAACGTATTCGTATGATTATTTAATTTGGTCCGGAAGTTCGTATATAACTGCGTCAACTCCATATTGGCGTAGTGAAGCTTTTTGTCCAGCAATTACTTCATCAGTAGTTTCAGAGTTTGCACAATATAAAATTATAATAAATTCTACGGCAAGTTATCAAGCAAGTGAAACAAGCGATTATGTACCAACAGGTATCGACAATCAACGTTATGCTGGTACTAAAATGACATCACCAGGATTCAATATCGTATCAACTCAAACAGTCGATGGCGGTGCAGTAGTAGAATGGAGAACTGCAAATCCAAATCAATTAATATATCAAAACAACGGAGAACAAGGAAGTTTTGTTTTGGTATAAAAATAACATCGTGTATATTTATATGAAATAAGGTTTAAACAATATGGGATACTTAGATAATTCTAGCGTTACAATTGACGCAATATTAACATTAAAAGGACGTGAGTTGCTAGCAAAAGGTGGTAACGCGTTTAAAATTTCGCAATTTGCGTTAGGAGATGATGAAATTGATTATTCATTATGGAATCCAGATCACCCACTTGGAACTGATTATTATGGTACTATCATAGAAAATATGCCAATCACGGAAGCAATTCCAGATGAAACTCAGGCATTGAAATACAAATTAATTACATTGCCAAAACAAACAACTAATATACCAGTAATCAACGTTGGTAACACGCTAATTACGTTAGCAGCACCAGGCAATAGTGCAATTATTGCACCTAATACAAGCAATTTCCAATCAGGTAATTCAAATTTAGGATACACTGCAATTTTATCAGATTCTACCGTTGCAGATATACAAGTTACACGTGCTTTACAAAATACAGTATTACCAACAACACCTCGTT